ACCCCATACGAGTGGCTTTGTTAAAGCCCCAGCACGTTGTGCTGAGGGGAAGGTGAAAACCCAGCCCCGCCGAAAACGAGTTGATGCTGGTAAGAAGGGCCAGCCCAGTCACGGTAAAATGGCTGACAGTGAAAAACCTTCTACGTTTCGGGATCGTAAAACCCAAGGAGGTCGCCCCCAACCTCAGTCTACAAATGGGAAGGATTTTCAGCCTCGCCACCCAAAGAACACCCGGAGTTGGCAAACGGTACAGCAACGTGTTCCTTACAATGTTTTATTGAAAGAACTGCAGTACCTCAGGGCGAAGATCAGAAAGTTGGAGGAGGTCGTGTCCCCAACTCGGAATGGAAGCGCATGGTTAGGCGCATCCACAAAAGGAGCAACATCAAGGACTTCGATGGTTGGCTTGAAGCAGTCAAACCCAGTAAAAGAGCCACGGAAACGTGGAGACTCGAAAAACTGTGGAGTGACGCATGGAAAACACAAGACATTTGTCCAAGATGTCGCGGAGAAGATATTAGCATCCAAGCCGCAAGGGAATACAAACTCCCAAGTGGTTACATCGAATACTTCTCCCCAATCTGGTGTTTCCGTTGCGAAAGAACATTCATCGCGCCGTGGCAGTTCCAAGCCCGTGAAAAAGCGGGACACACCCGTGGGTTCACCGAAAAAGAGTACATCAAATTCGGGTTGGACTCCAGGAACTTTAAGCCTCGAGGATGTGCACAGCAGTAAGAGTTACTCTTCTGTTTTGTCACAAGCTTCACCTGTCCTCGCTCCAATTGTGGAAGAAATTCCGCCAAAATCCACCAAAACTGCCCCGCATTATGGTGGTGCCTCTTACAAGTTGACAGAAGAGCTTGCCAACTTAGCCGATAACAAGAATCCTATCATGGCTAAAAGTTTTGAGGTTGTTCAGCGGGAGGAGATACCTAAGGGTGTCAAGCATGCGGCAAGGAAGTCTAAGTGGGTTGTCACTAATGAGGAGCTTCACTACTACTTGCTCATTGAGTTTGCTTGTGTTCCGAGAACACCAACTATTTTTAGATCAATGGTTGTTAAAGCACGAGCTTATCTCAAGGAGCACGATATGCGATTCTTCACAACTAAAGAAGCATACGCCACTGTTATGCAAGCAGTTCGCACAGCCATTCCTATTTCAACCGAGGAGGCGTTGTTGCGACAAAGTTTGAAGCATGATGGTGTTGTGGATGAGCTTGAGAAGAATGAGAAGTTTCTAGTGGATGGATTGGCTGGTAAGAGTGGAACCTTGAATATTTTCAAAGGTTTCAAAACTTCTCATAGCATTCCAAAAGATCGAAAGTAGGACAGCACGCTGGAGGCAGTTTGTGTTGGTAAGCAACCAATGAAACCTATGTTACCACGTTCAACTGTTAGCGTCCCAGCCTGTGCATGCGAGTGTTCAAGAGTCACTACAAAACTCTTCAACTTCAAACCAGACTTAATTCCCAGTGTAGTTTGGACCCATAAGTCATGTGTGTGTAATTCAGTAGTTGCTCTGAATCATCGCCACCAGTTAGATACCAAATCAAGATACTCTAGCAAATTGAACTTATGGATGAGTTTGAAGAAATGGGTTAAGCACATTGACCCAGTCTCCGTCGATACGATCATAAGGCATGCGACGTCGAGAAAACGTAAACTATTGTTACAAGCTAAGGAATCACTAGAGATGGCTCCTGTAAATGAACTGGACAGTCGTGTACGCATGTTTCTGAAGGATGATAAATATCATACTTTGAAAATTGGTGCGCCACGATGTATTCAATACAGGAGTAAACGCTACTGTTTGCCCTTGGCAACATATTTACATCCTATTGAGCAATATGTTTACACCTGGAAGGACACATCTGGGACTCCAATCTTTGCAAAGGCAAGGAATCTCAAACAACGAGGTCAGGACATTGAGACTAAATTTAACTGTTTCATTAGTCCAGCGGTCATCAGTATGGACCATAGTAAATTTGATTGTCACGTCAATAAGGATTTGCTTGAATTAGAGCATAGATTTTACAATGAGTGTTGTAAGTCTTGGTTACTAGCTAAGCTCTTGAAATGGCAAAAACGCAATGTTGGTAAAACAGCCAATGGCGTGAAGTATTTAACTATGTTCACAAGAATGTCAGGTGACCAGAATACAGGACTTGGAAATAGTCTTATCAATTATGCTATGACGGTAGCTTTGTTGGATAAATTGAAAATAAAATACTGTTTATACATTGATGGAGACGATTTCCTAGTTTTCGTTGAAAGTGCCAATGCTCACTTAGTTAAAGCTGAGGGGTATAAGCAATTT